ATGTTGTTTTGCTCTCAAGGAAGAACTCGGCATAAGATACCAATGAGACCAGGTCGGCCAACCGAAAGGCGGGAAACCTACTCGCTTGTCTCGTTCAACAGTAGGGAGCATAAGGGTAATGCAATGTCCAAACTGAAACTGGATGATATTAAAGTTCCATTTAAATATTCTAGGTTAGAAAGGGCCGCAGCTTTCATTGGTTGTGAGGTTTCTGACTTAATTAATCTTGGTGCGAATGGAAGTATAGCAGTATGTGTAATGCTAAATCAGGCGCATGGAGTTGTACTCGCGGACACATCAGCTAATAAAGCTACTGAGTGGTACCTTAATAACAAGGAGCGAGGAAATAACGCTAACCCATTTGCAACAAAGATAACAGAGTATTCATATTTCCATTTTGATAACTTCGATATTGATGATGACGGAGACCTAAAGTTCCATCCGGCATTTGTAAATGCTGAAGGACGTGAAGATTTATGTACTGGGTATGGTAGGGCATTTGGACTTTGGCGATTGTCTTATTCCTTGGGTGAAATTGAAAGACATGGCTCATCAATAGTAGACTATGCTGATTTTTCACCTTGTATGCCAAGCAATAATCTTCCCATAAGACAATATATTGCCACAGATGATCGTGATGGTGAGGTTGAATGCAAACGCTCTACTGTTACAGCTGATGATCTTTGGATCACTGACATTGATGTTAAGAGGTTGATTTTTTCTGATAAGGATTATAGTTCGCTAGGTAGCACTAGTGTCATTACTATCATGGACGCAAAAATGAATATGAAGGATAATATTCATCATTCTACTGAGCGACACGCTGGTAACAGAGAGCAAGTACTAATGGCTGCTATGCGCCTTAGGGAACAACAAAAAAATGTTTTTGAGGAGAATTGTAGAAAGCCAAATGGTGAAATTAATTTTTCAGCGTGGGCTAGGGAATTAATTAACCGGCCGGATTTTTTCATTAATCAAAATCCTCCCATTAAAACCGAAACAAAAATTGCCGAAATATTGAGCAATGCACATAAATCACCAAGCGAAAGAAAGACCTAACCAGTTGTAAGCCATACAAAGGTATTAGTAAGCCTTACTCATGCTTTTGTATGGTTATCCATACAGCAGTAAGCCTTACAACTGTATTTTCATCCAGTTTTTTAGCGTTACACTGTTCTCCAAAGCACATAAACAAGGAGACAGCATGTCAGAGACCATTTTCACCTCACCGACTCCCGAGCAGCGCCGCAACATTCTGGCGGAGTATGGGTTCACATACGATAAGCGCATTCGCGAGCGTGAGTGTTTGGATATTACCAGCCTATCCCGCACCACTCGTTGGCAGTTTGAGAATGAAGGAAAATTCCCGGCCCGCTGCCATTTTGGCCGCAATTCCTGTGCCTGGCTTCTCAGCGATGTGTTGTGGTGGGTTCGTAATCCACCAGCCGTTACAAACGTTAATAACCCATATAGCCGCCGTTCCGCTTAACGAGGAATAACCAATGAAACTGAAAAGTACGGCCATTCTTGGTCGGGCCCCAACTCACTCTGAATTCACCTCCGGTGCCAATATCGCGGAGCTGAAGTTCCACGACCAGGTGGTAATTCCGTTCGACAATGGTGATGGGAAAATATGGTTCACGGCTGAGCAACTGGCCAAGCTGCTCGGGTATGCGAACAAAGACAAGGTTCTGAACCTGTATTACCGGCACCAGGACGAGTTCACCGAGAGCATGACGACCATCGCCAAAGTGAGGGTGGACGGAATAAACAATAGCTTACGTGACGTTGCCACCCGTTTGTTCTCACTTCGTGGCGCTCATCTTATCGGTATGTTGTCGCGTACCAAGATAGCCAAAGAGCTGCGTATCTGGTTACTGGACCTTGCCGAGCAAGAAGCTTCAGCACCTCAAGGTGGTGTTCATCACACGATTGAGCAGATGCGAAACATTGTTGCGACAGCCCGGAAGGCCTCAGACGAAGATTCTTCCGACGCTGGGCGTCGTCTTCGTAAACGCCAAGATGATTTGCCGGAGTTGCTTAAAGCCGAAAGGCTAGTAGATGAGATGGGGCAGATACCATTCGATCTGATCGGCGGCGGTAAGAAAGAGGTGTTGGCATGATGGCTAATATCTACAGGGTTGTCGCAGAGCATGTCGCGCCGCGCAAGGGATTCAGCGATGTTGTCCAGCCAACAGGCCCGATAATGTCGGGTCAGTTACACCAAGATGCAAATATGCAGCTTACCTATAACACACTGATTCAGCTTAATTATAACGATTCGTTAGAATTGGGTAACTCATTGATTCTTCCACAAACCTGCGCTGCAGGGAGTCGCGTTAAACACGATTCGCCTGAACATTACAGTTACTCATGTTCGCCGGAACATAAACACTGCTTAGGCTTGAAGGTTCCGACGAAATTCGTCGCCACCTGCACACCGGGTATTCAAAGGAATGTGAGACGTTCTTTTCCGGTTAATCAGCAGGTTGCAGACAAAGAAAAGGGCCGGGCTGCGAATCCGACCCTTTGGGATGGTTGCTTTTCAAGTCATGAGGAAAATCATTATCTTGCAGCCACGCAGGGTAACAAGGTTGCTTTGGGTAATCCAGTTACCTACGAAATTTTCGTAGGTCAGCCCTCTGGCGATTCCTTGGGTTTCTTACGCTGCCGGCGTTTGATCTCGCCCTGCATGGCAGTGACAATGAATTGCCCTGTTGTCTCTCCGTCTTCTTTGACTGACTCCATCGCCTCTACGACCTCATGTGGGGCGCGGGCCTGCACTTTCTGTGATTTGCTATTTACGTGGTCTCGCTGCACGGCTGAACTCCTTTGTTACAGGTGGAATCCAGTATACAGGAAAAAAGAGATTAAAAAAGAGTTGAGGTGGAATCCAGTTGGTGTCTATACTGGATTCCAGTTGAGTGTTGCAGCACTCAATGATAGCGAAGCTCCGGTGGATTGCAGTCCGACCAGAGCTTCTAACCAAACCGTTACTAAGGATAACGATATGGCATGTTCACATGATACCCAAACTCGGCCGAAATTCACATTCTTGTTTCTGGCTACCCCTCACGAATTCCCCGACTCCACACCGACGGTGCTTCGCGCTGAGGCCGATACCGAGGTTGACGCTCGCGCCAAATTCCCTCGCTGGACGCTGACCTTTGCCGCTCAAATCCGCACTGAGGCACCTTGCCGCCTGCAAATCTTCTCCACTGACGAAGGTTTCATGTGGGTTTACGAGCAGCGCCAGACTGCGTCGGAGGCCGCTTATGCATAACATTTCCCCTGAAATCCTAACCCTGCTCGGCATTTATCCTGGTACCACTGGCCGAGTGATGTTGTACGTCGAGAACGGCGTTATCACTTCGAACCTGCCGATCCCCGATCGGCATTTTTGCTGCTCGGTCGAATCCTTCGTTGAACTGGCGCAGCGTGCTGGCTGGCATGTATCGCCAGAACGCCCTGATCTGGAGGTTGCCCATGTCGCATGAAAATGGACTGAGCGAGGCGTGCAAACAGGCCGATCAACTGAACGCGCTGCTGGTGGCCATGACCCTAGCGTCGGACGAGCTTGATACGACGGATCTACAAACGTTGGTCACATTGGCCTTTGATCTGGCTGGTGGGCCAGCCTGCTGGTTACTGGAAGAGCAGCATCGCCGGGAGAAGAAAAATGCGTAGCATTAAGGTACTGGATGCCATCAATGCCCTTGCCAAAATCCAGGCGTTGGCTGCCGCTGCTGGCTATTTGACATCTAACCAACGTGAAGAGCAGCTCTGTTTTGAGCTCATCGAAATGATTGAGGAAATCGCCCAGCGTGGTGTGGAGGCTGAAAATGAGTAAAACCTACACCTACCAGGTGACTGAGGATGTGCTTCTGCTTTTGGCTCGCTCACTGGATCTGATGAATTGCGCACAACTCATCATCAATAGCGGGAACGAGGATATTCAGAGGTATGTGATGTCTCTGGTGGAGGCGGCGGAATACTTTGGTCAGCGGACATTCAACACGCTGGATTTCGGTGAGCAACCGATGGTGAAAAATGAGCAGGGGGTGTGCAATGGCTGAGAAAACTGAACTGATGGTCGTCGAGGCTAAAGACCTGCAGATCGTTGAGTATCGCGGTCAGCGTGTGGTGACCACCGAACAAATGGCGGCGGGATATGGCGCCACTGAGCAAATGATTACCAACAACTTTAACCGTAACAAATCTCGGTTTGTTGAGGGTAAGCACTACTTTAAGTTGAGTGGTGGTGAAGTCGAAATTTTGCGCAACTCTTTCAGCGGTGTGCAAATTTCTCCGAAGGCACGGACCCTCACACTGTGGACGGAGCGCGGTGCTGCTAACCACGCAAAAATTCTTGAGACTGACCAGTCTTGGGACTTCTATAACGAAATGGCGGAATACTACTTCACTCGCCGTGAGGCACTGCCGGCACCGGCCGACTTGTCGAAGTTGGAGATCCTGCAACTGGCCATTGAGTCCGAAAAAGGTCGGCTGGCGGAAAAAGAGCGTGCAGATCATGCGGAACGCACCAAGTCGCAAATCAGCCGTAAACGCGAAGCCTCCGCCCTTGGCAAACTCAGCGCTGCTACCCGCAAATGCCGTGACCTTGAGGAACGTCTGGGTGAAAGCGTGAAGCATGCGACGATCACCAAGGTAGAGAAGAAAACCGATCGCGAATTTAAATTTGCTGCTCTGCGTAAGTGGTGCAAGGAGCGAGGTGTCACGGCGGTCGATGTGCCAGACCCACGCTATGGCAGCGTCAAGTCCTGGCCAGCAGGTGCATGGCTGGACGTGTACGGCATTGATCTGCGCAAACTCTTCGGGGGTGAACTGTGAGCTATATCGAACAGATTTTGTCACGCACTGATAACAGCAGCGAAGACACCGAACGGCTGAAGTTCATCCGCATGCATTCCGAAGGTGCCTATGAGGGTTTGCTGTCCGGGCTTGGAGCAATCGGCAATATTACTTTCTGGGCATGTGACAACAAAGAATATACCGATGAAATGGCGCGAGCAGATTTATGTTCACTCGGCGAAATGCTGATGTATATCCCCGGTATTGCGGCAGCACTTAAATTTAATGCGGATGAGGCTGATTTCTCTATTAGGGAACGAGAGCAGAAAAAGAAACGCTGAAACCCAACGTTAATTAATCGCCATCAACAAATTTAATACCGACACCGGTCGGGGGCTTCACTCGGCCGGAATTCGGGAAGGACACAATATGACTCACTCAATTGAATTAAATCGCAAGCACATTGCGGAGGCGTTTGTGGATTATTGCAAGCGTCGCAGCGGCGGACACCCGGTGTGTACGGTGACGGTCAATCGCCAGCAGGTCATCCTTGGCGAACTGAGCGCGGACGCGGTACACCGTTGCCTGACAGACTGCTTTGAAGTGGAATGCTACAAAAAATACGGGCAGACCGATAGCCTCAAATTATTGGCGTCCACCTATTCCGGCATGCTGAATAAAGACAACAGCAAATTAACGCCGGAAGGCATTGAGTTTATGTCTTCACTGATGAGCAATGCTGTGGAAATGGCACTGAAAAATCCGAAGGGCAACCTCCTTGGTCTGGAGATGTATTAATGGTAACGAAAACTATCCCTGAAATTATTCGCTCTGGCGAGTTCATTCTGACACCTGGCCTATCTGAATGTGGGTTGGGTGATATCACTGTTCACGAGCAGGACGGAAAGGTTTTTGTTGCAACCGTATTGGTGAAAGATATTCCGCAATGGGTCAATGATCGCGAGCGCAGTTGTTGGCTGCTGGAATCTGAGTTAATGGCGTTCTGGCTCCTCTACACCGGCAACCCATCAGACGCGGATTCGTTGTTGTTCTGGCGCTGGCGTTTTGTGGACTGCTGGCGGAATTACCAAACCGAATTAACCGGCGCACCGTCCTTCACGCATGAAGTGAATGGCAATCTGAATATTTTGCCGATGTATCCCCGCGCCATGCGTTTCGCTGTAGCCAGCCATATGGAAGGCGCCATGATTGAACATCTGGGCGAAGAAGAAGGTACCCGGATGGCATTGAACATGTATGCACAAATGGTAGCACCGCCAGATTCTTCCCAGTGGCTGACTCCGTTAGGCATCGAAGCGGTAGAAAGGCTGAAACGGGTGTTTTTCGAGGCTATCGAGCTGATTGACAAAGGTCCACTTCCTGAAGAGGTGATGCACTGATGAGTAGTTCAATCAAAACACCGAATGGCGTCGCACATGCGCAGTGGCCGGATGCACTGTTCTCCAGCGTTTATCGCTGGGTGATGGGCAGGCCTGTTATGCGGAACGAAGCGGCAGCAGCGGTAAAGCGGACAAAACAGGCAACACCGGAAGGCGATTTGGCGAGAAAGCTGAACACTATGGTTCTTGGTGATTCCGTGAGTCCGGAATGGTTGGCGGACAATGGTTTCCAGTCGCACAGGTCGCCAGAAGCTGCCAGGGAAAAACGTGAGGCGCTGGTGCTTGAATATATTGAGCGCAAAACTCTGGCGCTCGCCCTTTCTGACGGCGAGCGGATAAATCGCTTGTTTAATCAGGTCACAGACAAGACGGAGCAGGCACGAAAGCAGGCAGCACCTTCTGGACTGAAACCTTATGTTGATGCCCGGAACGGTGGGCTGTACTGGGTGGAGCCGAAAACCGATCGGGATACCGGTGAGATCAATGAAAAGGAAAGCTGGCTATCAACGTTGGCTGAGGTGGTGGGTGTTGGCGAGGATGATACAGAGCGCTACCTGATCCTCGCCTGGACACCGGAAGGCAGTGATGAACGGCGTACGGAAGCCGTGCCCCTGCGTGATATTGGTGAACGTGACGGCTGGGCAAAACTCAAGGCCGGCGGCATGCTGATCACCTCGAAAAGTGGTCTGCGTGCCATTCTTGCCGATCACCTGCAGCGCAGTGGCAAACGTGACATGTGGGCGATTGCCAGCGCCAGCGGTTGGCAGTGTGGCGCTTACATCATGCCCGACGGGGAAGTGTTGGGGAAACCTGAAAAGCCGGTGCTGTTCAATGGGCGTTCTGCTGCTGCGCGGGGATATACCGTCAAGGGAACGACGGATAGCTGGCGTAACAGTGTGGCCATGCTGGCGAAGGGGAACCCGTCAATGATGCTGGGCATTGCCTGTGCACTGGCTGCGCCGCTGATTGGTATCGCGGGGGCTGATGGCTTTGGTGTTCACCTGTTCGGTGGTTCATCAGCGGGGAAGACCACTACCGGCAATGCGGCCAGTACCGTCTACGGTGAACCGGACGCGTTAAAGCTGACCTGGTATTCAACGGCGCTCGGATTGGTGAACGAAGCGGCGGCGCACAACGACGGATTTATGCCGCTGGATGAAATCGGCCAGGGCAGTAACCGCAAGGCGGTGGCCGATGCGGCCTATGCGCTGTTTAACGGCGTGGGCAAGATCCAGGGGGCAAAAGACGGCGGCAACAGGGATATCAAACGCTGGCGGGCGATGGCCTTCAGTACCGGTGAGATTGATATGGAAAGCTATATCCGGGCTGATGGCGGAAAAATTAACGCCGGGCAACTGGTGCGCCTGCTCAACGTGCCGATCACCAAAGCGACGCAGTATCACGGTTATGCCGACGGTAAGACGCATGCTGATGCCATGCGTGATGCCTGCAAGCAGAATTATGGTGCTGTGGGGCGCGAGTGGATCAACCTGCTTGCCAGCCAGAAAAAGGAAGCCGTTGACACGGTTCGTGGTGCTGAACGTCGGTGGTTGGGATTATTGCCCGAGGAAGCGAGCGAGCAGGTTCGGCGTGTGGCGTCACGTTTTGCCGTACTGGAGGGGGCGTTGCTCCTGTCGAAAGCGCTCACAGGATGGAGTGAGCAGGAAAGCCGCGATGCTCTGCAACACAGCTTCAATGCCTGGGTGAATGAATTTGGCATGGGCAACCGTGAAGCCAAGGCCTGGGTAGAGCAGGCGGAAGCTTTTTTGCAGCGCTTTGGTTATAGCCGCTATCTGCCGCACCCACACACTGATCCTCGCGATTTGCCTATCCGGGATTTGGCCGGGTACCGGGAAGAACGTCCAGGGCTTGAGACGCTGATATTTCATACCTATCCGTCGGTGTTCCGCGATGAAATCGCCGCTGGTGCCAACCCTGTTGCATTTGCTCAAGCGCTGTCCGATGCCGGCATGCTGGATAAACCGGCCAAAGGGATGACCAAAAAGACGCTGAGAATTGACGGCAAGCAGCCGCGCTTTGTCGTGCTGATGATGCCGGACGACACCGAGGAGGAAACATAATGACTGCACATATTGCAGCACACGGCCGGCTGGTGGCTGACGTGCAAATAAAGACCACCAGCAACGGGCACTCGATGGCGCTGGGCAGAATGGCCGTACCACTGCCGTGTCACGGAGCCGAAGATGGGCAAGCGACATTCTGGCTGGCGGTCACGGCGTTTGGCAAGCAGGCTGACTTTCTGGCAAAGCACAGCAAAGGCGACCTCATCAGTGTATTCGGGACGATGAACATCAATCAATGGACCGGCGGTGATGGCCAGATGAACACCGGGTATCAGGTGCTGGCCGATTCGGTTATCAGTGCACGCACGGTGCGCAGTGGTGGCAAGCGTCAGAGCCAATAACGAGGAGGGCGGTCAGCGGGCCGCCAATTCCAAGATGAACACAGGGTGTGCAATTCATGAAAGACCAGAAAGCCGAAATCCTGCGCCTCAAGCGAGAGGGCAAGGGGTATAAAACCATTTCCCGCCTCACCGGCGTGAACCTTAACACGGTAAAGACCACTTGCCGCCGGTCGGGACTGTTTCGCGATAATCCTGAACACCGGGTGCTTTTCACTATCCCTGAGCGAAAATACTCCACGGCAGTAGCTATTCCCAAACCGTTGCCGCTTCAGCGTGCTGTCACTGGCGACAAACAAACCGATGCGTATTTGTGGGTGCTGGAGGTGATTAAGACCGGAGAGCCTGCGCACATTGCGGCAGCGGAAGAAGCGTTGAAAAAACTGGCCATCACACCGAAGCAGGCGCAGACCAATTATACGCGTTATCTGCAGACTCAGGGCGCGGGCTGGACCTCGGTGTTTTCCACCATGTGGATGGACAATCCTCAGCATTATATCGACCAGGCAAAAGCACAGCACGAGAAGGCCGGCTCTGTACGGGGCGTTTTTGGCGTTCTGGAGGCGGCATTCCAGCCGGTAGAGGCCGAGCGCCGTATTGAGGAAGTGTACGGGCCGTACCAGGAGATTTACTGCGATTACATGGCAGAAGGGCCGGGGGAGCTCACCTTTACTGATGTGCTACCCGAGCCTTACACGCTGAGTGATGTGGTGAGAGAGAGCCAATATTGGGATTGGTTGTCATCTATGCGCAATGGCGCGTTCAGGGAATTGTATCCTAACGAATACCCCAATGAGAATGGGCACCTGTGGGATAGGGAACAATATCTTGACCATTTGCTGGAGACGATCAGGCCGATCACCCGCGCTGAGGCGCTTGATGTGCTGAAGTGGTATCTGGCTCACCCACGCTATCAGGATATGAACGCGGACAGCGACGGGGTGTATCTGAATCTGATCGGCATGCATGAAGTGGCTTAGTGCTGGTTGTGGCATTGTTTCGAAAAATGCAATGAAGTGAGATTTGTTGCGTTTTATGCAATAATTAATGCAATGATTTCATTGCGTGAAAGGTGGCGAAAATGAGACTGGAAGCGGCGTTAAAGCACTTCAGCCCGCAGGGCTTGGTAATTTCCGATTCATCCACGTGCACATCGGCGGATCGTGTAACAGGCACTGACGTTATGGCCGCGCTGGGGCTGACGGAATCCAAGTCCCGCTTTGGCATGGCTGCGTTCCTGGGTAAAACGGGCATCAGCAGCGAAGACCGGGAAAGGGCTATCGTAGAGCTGACACAGTACGCGATGAAGAAGGCACCGAAGCACGTCGGTAAAGTCGCCGGTCGCCGAATGGCCCGCTGTATGCAGATTTTGGCGTCGTTGGCCTATGAGGATTATTCACAATCAGCAGGTGCCAGTGTGACCTGTCACGATTGCCACGGAAAAGGGCTGGTGGATATCGAGCGGGATGTTGTGACTTACCCTGGATACATCGGCATAGACGGTGAGGAGAAAATCCCGCCGACAACGAAGCGCCAGGTGGTGCGCGAGATGTGCCAGACCTGCAACGGTAAGGGCAAGATCCACAAGCGCTGCCGGAACTGCAAGGGGACAGGTAAGGCGCTCGACCGTGAGGCAACCAAGGCTGCAGGTGCACCCGTCATTAAGGATTGTGAGCGGTGCGGCGGGAAGGGGTTCAGTCGCATGCCTTCATCCGTGGCCTACAGGGCGATCACTGCGCTGTTGCCCGACCTGAATGAAAGGACGTGGCGGCGGAACTGGAAGCCCTTTTACGAGGCGTTAGTAACGAAATGCGAAATTGAAGAGGGGGTAGCCGCTGCAGAATTCAGCAAGGTGACCCGATAAGGGGGTTGAGTGGGGCTTGATTTGTCCGAACTTGGCGTGTAGGCTTTCAATTGTGGAAAGAAGCATCCAAACACACCGTAATGAAAAGATCATCGAAACCCTGCCAGCAATGGTGGGGTTTTTTGCTCTTATCGGCGCTGCGGAGTATTATCCCTCGAAACATCAGAAATAGGGATTTTCAATGGGATTAAGCTTGATTGATGGTATCCAACAAATACCTGCATTCCACAGCAAGCAGACCGGACGCTTGGCGATTCCTTCCAAGTTTCACCTCCATCCAGGAGGTATGGCCGTTTTAGCGGCATATATAAATCAGCATAATTTGGAGCAAGGGCAGTGCTGTTTACCTAACGAAGGGTACATGCAAGCCGTTGGCCTATATGGCGCTCTGTGGGGGAACGACAGTTACGGGCAGGAAAGAGTTAATGTAGGCGTCAACTACAGCATGGTGACGCCGTTAATTTCCGCTGAAACGGTTAATGAGGCAACAACGTCAATCAATAACTGCATTCGTCGTCTAGCCTATCCTGATGGCACCCCATACCCTACAGGTATCACCACTCTGAATCACGTTGTTGGCGAAATGCATGACAACGTTTGGTCTCATGGGCGTTCAACAGGTTATTCTTTTGCGCAGAAAAGTGCCGTTCCGTATACCAATCGGCAAGATCACTACTTGGAGTTTGCCTTGGCGGATTGCGGCATGGGTTTTTTGCGAGAATTGAGAAGGGTTAACATTCCGGGCGTTGTCACCCATCAGCAGTCCATCGAGTGGTGCATACAGGAAGGTAATTCGTCCAAGAATGCTGATTTTGAAGATGAATGGGCTCAACAGCTACCGAACGGGCACATAGGTGGAAATGTGTTTGGCTCAGCAGTTCCAGTGAAGGAAGGGAGCAATAACCATCAGGGACTCGGACTTTCTCATTTGATGACCCTTGTAAAACGCTACGATGGGGAGTTGATGCTGGCAACTGGGGATTCATGTTTACATTATGCTGACGGTTGCGCCTCCTACAGAACTTTAACTAGAGACTGGCAAGGTGTAGCGTTATCGTGTAGGTTTAAGTTATCGAGATTATCAGTCGAACCTGAAGAGCAAATTCCTCAGGACATACTGGATATAATGGAGCAACTGCAAGGGGGGCGAGATGACTACAGTTAAGATACCTTTGCCCAGCGGGGATTTAGCATCGCGCCGTCTGGCAATAGCTGAAAGGCAGAAGATCGAATTTTACCTGAACGATAAGGTTAGGGTTGAAGTGGATTTGAAGGATGTTGAGTCTATTTCTGAATCTTATTCAGATGAGCTCTTTGGTGTTTTGGTTGCAAAGCTTGGTCTTACGGCCGTTCTTGAGCTTTTAAAGGTTAGTAACGCCAATAACTCCGCACTAAAAAGCATTGCTACCGTCATGCAGCGTCGTAACAACGAGCACTTTGTCAGTAAACGTGCTTCGTAACTGGACTTGCACCCCTTAGGGGACTTGCGAGACTTCCTGGTAACGGGAAGCCAGGCGCGGAGAAAAGGCGATGACAAGCCACCGCTCCTGTGAAGGGGCACCAGAAATGGTGCCCTTTGTCATTTAATCGACCCGCCATTGTGCGGGTTTTTTCGTTTTTAGCCCCAGCCAACATCCGACACACACCTGGCACGTACATATCGCCAATTCGTTTACGACTGCGCAGCTAAACCTAAAAACTTGGAGAAGACCATGAAAGTAATTGTCAGAAACATCTGAAGGCGTTATTTGGATGCGTGACGCTGCAACAGGCGAAGGGATTGCATCGAGAGGTTATTTAGAGGACGGCACACAGCAGAACATCATTGCCGCCCTTGAAGAAGCCCTTTTTCAGGCTAAAGGACAGGCTGGGTTAGTTGATAACGTTGATTGAATACTGATAACGCGCACTGTGCCCGGCAGGGAGTGCTAAAACTACGTTCCAGTTACCGCTATGCGGAACGGCAATCCTAGCTGGGAACTGCTTGTAGAAACCTCCGTAATACCGTGCATTTCGACCTGATTTATAAGCTGAGTAGTTGCTATCATCCATCAGTAATACATTAATTTGATGTGAACACTGAACAGATACAACGCTACCTGCATCCATGTGTTCCCTGCTGTGAATATGAGACATAGAAATTCCTTCTTGGCTGTGTGAGAACTCCCAAGATACCACTACCGCCTGAGGTGGAAAAATAACAGGCAAATAATTCAAAAGCTGAGCTAATGCTCGGCTTTTTTCATTTATGAGGCACCACCGCGCAGCGGGAGGTAAGGATGACACGAATGCTAATCAGAGCAGCCGATGGAGCCGTGCACACTGGTAGCGCAGTGTCGTTCGTCCTCGGCATCATTAATTATTTTTCCCAGAGCGAGTGGATCATTCTCGGCGTTATCTTCGGCATGTTTTGTTCGGCATTTGGTATCGCCCTCGGTATTTACTTCCGCTGCCGGCGCGAACGGCTTCTGCGTGACTGGATCAACAGGCGTAAGGAGAACATCGACACGGAAGAGCTTGAAATGCTGGAGCGTGACTGATGGGAGCCAAAGCAAAACTTAGCGCCGCGATGTTGGTGCTGATCGCTGCGGGTGCCAGCGCCCCGGTATTGTTTGATCAGTTCGTTGATGAGCGGGAAGGAAACCGCCCGACAGCCTACGCCGACGGTGGTGGTATCTGGTCTATCTGTCGTGGCGTCACGTCTATCGATGGCAAGCCAGTGCAGCGAGGCATGACATTAACCGTCGCCCAATGCGCTCACTACAATGCGATTGAACGTGACAAGGCGCTGGGATGGGTTGAGCGAAATATTAAGGTGCCGCTGACTGAACCACAAAAAGCGGGTATTGCGTCGTTCTGTCCGTACAACATCGGCCCGTCTCGCTGTTTCACGACGACGTTTTACCGAAAGCTTAACTCCAATGACAGGCTGGGTGCTTGCCGAGAAATCCGGCGCTGGATATTCGACCGTGGTCGCGATTGCCGGCTGACAAAAGGTCAGGCTAATGGCTGTTACGGTCAAGTGGATCGACGGGAACAAGAATCTGCGCTGGCGTGCTGGGGGTTGGATAAATGAACCGCTATTGGTTATTGAGCAGCATCTTTATCGCCTGTCTCGCTGGTGGCCTTATCTGGAGCGCCAACCACTACCACGGCAAATACAAGGCAGCAGAACAGCTGGTGGATGAACAGAAAAAGACGCTGGCGCAGCAGGCAGGACTGATTATCAACTTGCGCGCGGATGACGCCCGTAATCGCACAATGATGGCAGAACAGCAACGCAGAGAGCAGCAGCTGCGCCAGCAGGGGGAAACGTACCAGAGGAAATTACGCGATGCGCTTAAAAATGATGAATGCGCTAATCGCGCTATGCCTAATGCTGCTCTTAAGCTCCTGCGCCCGGACACAAAATCCAGCCCCGCAACAGGTGGTGCTGTTACCCCCTGAGTCTGTATTCACCCCATGCGAGCAACCACTATTGTCCGGCGATACATGGGGTGATGCGCTGAGCTACACGCTGGCGCTGCAAACAGCATTATCAATCTGTGCCGGCCAAGTGGCCACGCTGAACCAATGGCGGGTTTCCATCGGGAGATAGACATGGGGAGAAAAGCTCCGACACCACCTCCATACAAACCTGGGGATAAAGTTGTGCGGCCAGCACCACCACCTCCGCCGCCAAAACCAAGATAGGCATTGCAGGTGGCATTCACTGAGTGCCACCGAGAATGCTATAAATACCATTTACAACAAATGGAATGCATGCAGATGGCTAAACCTGAAGAGCCTTACCGGTTGTTAAAAGTGGAAAGTTATGTTGCGAATAGTACCTCAGGAAAAAGAGGGAAAATCCACATTCGTCCCTTACCGGGGCAATGGGCGGGTGCTCATCTGGCCGTAGAGTGTTCAAAAAAACTTTCTGATCCAAAACTCTATCCTGTTGGTAGTCAATTTGAGATTACTGCTAAGTTAACGGATAGAGAGGATGGTGGGGAGTATATTTACAGTAGCTTTCGATGGAAATTCAAACAGATTAAATAGTCGCCTCTGGGCTGTTTTTTATTGCCCATCACAAAGCGCCCATAAGGACGCTGTGTAATGCGCAAAGCAAAGTCACCTCGTAATCCCGGCTCGCTGTGGGGGTAACGGTGGTGGCTTTTTTATCATCACCGTCATTACCACCCAGAAAGGAGAGCCGATGTTCAAATATGAATTGGGACAGACAGCCATAACGACCACAGGCGAGACGTGTTCTATTCTGGGGCGCGCTGAGTACAGCAACGAACCGAACATGTATCTTCTGAGCTGGCCATCGGATAACGGCACAACGGCGGAGATCTGGTTCAAAGAGGACGAGTTAACCCCAGTTGCATCAATGCCTGAGCCTTCCTCATAGGCAGCAATACAGATGGCTCTTGTGAGAACCATCGATAATGCACCACATCCAATCTGCCTATATTTCAAAAGGTACTCCCGAGGGGGGACCCCAGCCACGGGGCGGCGACCTCGCGGAAAACGGCTAGTTTTTGAGTTTTCATGCTGTCAGCAGCATGTGTGATAACTATTTGATATATAGAGATAAAAACGTAAATCAGGTGACAAGATCGGAAAAACACTGTCATCTGACCAGCTTGCAACCCTTTGAGTTAACGAAATAAATCGTGACTTCACCTGACAACGTGAGGTGTCAATGTCCAACATCAGCAATCTGGGGGACGCCTACAACTGGAGCGTAGCGAAGATTGCTGAAGCTTTTGGGCTGAACCGCGGCACGGTGCGAAAGCGGCTGCTTGAGGCTAATACGCCGATCGCCGGCACGGTGAAAGGCAACCCCGTTTATGCCCTTAAAGACGTGGGGCCAGTGTTGTTTGGCGCGCCCGAGCCCGCCGATATTGAAGATCTTCAGAATCCGAACAAGATGGGGCCGAAAGACCGCAAGGACTGGTACCAGTCGGAAAATGAACGAATCAAGCTTGAGGAGTCGCTTAAACAGCTGCTCCCGGCATCAGAGGCACATCGGGAAATGGCGTTATTGGTTAAGGCCATTTCGCAGGTGCTGGATACCTGGCCAGATAAGCTGGAGCGTGACCGGGGCTGGCGCCCGGATCAGATAGCTGAAGCTCAGGCCGCAATAGACGAAATGCGGGAAATGTTGGCTGCGGAAGTTGTGACAGTGGAGGGGGGAAACGATGATAGCTAACTGTTACGCATCGGCCAGCGCCCTGCGTCGTGAAGTGGCCACATTACTAAAACCGCCTCGGCGCATGCCGGTGGCGCAGGCTGTTGCTAAATATATGAAGGTTCCAATGGGCGCCGGAATTTCACTTCCATGGGATGCGACGCTCACCCCGTATATTATTGAGCCGATGAACTGCCTGGCATCGCGCGAGTATGATGCTGTGGTCTTTGTCGGCCCCGCGCGGACAGGGAAAACGTTAGGGCTTATTGACGGTTGGATCGTCTATACCATCGTCTGCGATCCGGCTGATTTTCTGCTCATTCAGATGACCGAAGAAAAAGCCCGTGAGCACTCCAAAAAGCGCCTCGACAGGACGTTTCGTGTCAGCAAGGAAGTCGCACAGCGTCTTAGCCCCCGAACCAACGACAACAACGTCCACGATAAAACATTTCGTGCAGGCAACTATCTGAAGATCGGGTGGCCATCGGTCAACATCATGTCATCCTCGGATTATCGGTTTGTAGCCCTGACGGACTATGACCGCTGGCCGGATGATATTGATGGAGAAGGGGATGGCTTCTCACTGGCATCGAAGCGAACTACCACGTTTATGTCCTCGGGCATGACTCTGGTGGAAAGTTCCCCTGGTCGAGAGATCACCAATGGTAAGTGGCGGCAGAGTTCGCTGCATGAAGCGCCGCCGACAACCGGTATCTTGTCGCTGTTTAATCGTGGCGATCGCCGCCGCTGGTATTGGCCATGCCCACATTGTGGTGAATTCTTCCAGCCTGTTAAAGCGAACATGACGGGGTTCCGCGAACATACCGATCCGGTCGTGGCCAGCGAGGCAGCCTATATGGAATGCCCTCACTGTGCCGGGCGGATCACCGCAAACCAAAAGCGTGAACTGAACGGCCTCGGCGTGTGGCTGAAAGATGGGGAGAAAATCAGGGCAAACCGTGAACGTTATGGTGAGCCACGGCGATCACGCATCGCTTCGTTCTGGATGGAAGGGCCGGCGGCGGCGTACCAAACTTGGGCACAGCTGGTTTACAAGCTGTTGACGGCTGAGCAGGACTTTGAAGCCAATGGCAGTGAAGAAACGCTGAAAGCTATCATCAACACCGACTGGGGCTTGCCTTATCTGCCTCAGTCGGCAACCGAACAGCGAAAATCGGATGCACTGATGGCGCGGGCGGAGGCTGTCACGAAGCGCGCGGTTCCCGAAGGGGTTCGCTTCCTTGTGGCTACGGTGGATGTTCAGGGCGGGAAAAATCGTCGGTTTGTCGTGCAGGTCATGGGATACGGCGCACATGGCGAGCGCTGGCTGGTGGATCGCTACAACATCAGGCAATCGATGCGGTTCGATAAGAACGGCGAAAGCCTGCCGGTTGATCCGGCCGCTTATCTTGAAGACTGGGATTTATTGCGTACGGATGTGCTGGATAAATGCTGGCCATTGGATAAAGACCCCAGCGTAAAAATGCCTGTACTTGCCATGGCCGTTGACTCCGGCGGTGAGGACGGTGTAACGGGCAATGCGTACGAATTCTGGCGCAAGTGTCGCCGGGATGGAGTGCAGAAGCGCGTTTATCTCTTCAAGGGCGACAGCCAAGCCCGCAGCAAGTTGATCAGTAAAACATTCCCCGATAATACAGAACGTTCAAACCGGCGCGCGCAAGCGCGTGGGGATGTACCGCTTTACCTTTTGCAAACCAACGCGTTGAAAGATCGGATTAATAACGCGCTGCTGCGCGGTACGCCGGGGGCTAACTATGTTCATTTCCCCGACTGGATCGGTGAATGGTTTTATGACGAACTGACGTATGAAGAGCGCGGTCCAGATGGAAAGTGGAAAAAGCCGGGCCGCGGCGCCAACGAAGCATTCGACTTGATGGTCTACGCCCAGGCACTGGTGATCTTGCGAGGTTACGAGAAGATTAAATGGGAGAAGCCACCACCATGGGCAGAACCATTTGAATATTCAGCCTCCCCGTTACCTGCAACAAAACCAGTATCCCGCCAAAAAACAATACGTGAAACCGAACAAAAAGACCCCGCCGACGCTGAAGGTAAAACTTCGGCGTGGGCACCCATTAATTCTTCAGGAGGGTGGCTATGAATCAGGCCGATATCGAAAACATGATCCAGAGCTACGTGGCGGCGGAAAAGGCGGTTCTGGAGGGGAAGTCGATCACGTTTAACGGCCAATCGATGACGATGGAAAGCCTATCAGAAATCCGCAAAGGGCGGGCGTACTGGGAGCGAAGGCTAAGTGATCTGATCGCATCGCGTCGTGGGCGGCCGATGTACAAAGTGGCGAGGTTCCCATGAGTTTTATCGACGATGTGATCGGCATTCTCTCACCGGCATGGAAAGCTGGTCGGCTGCAAGCCCGCTATAAGATTGCTGCCTATGAGGCGGTAATGCCGACGCGAACCCATAAGGCGCGCAAGGAAAACCGCAACGCCAATCAGTTGACGCAGTTTGGTGGGCGCTCCTTGCGAGAACAGGCCCGATGGCTGGATAACAACCACGATCTGGTGATCGGCTTGCTGGACAAGATGGAGGAAAGGATTGTCGGTGCGCGCGGCATCATCGTTGAGCCCCAGCCACTCCTGCTAACGGGGGCGGTGGCGGATGATCTGGCCAAGGAAATTCGAGCCGCATGGGCGGAGTGGTCCGTGGCGCCCGAAGTCACCGGGCAATATACCCGCCCGGTAATGGAGCGGTTGTTGGCACGTACCTGGCTGCGGGACGGCGAAGTGTTTTGTCAGATGGTTCAGGGAAAAGTCGCGGGCTTGACCCCGCAGGCCGGCGTGCCATTTTGGCTTGAAGCCCTGGAGCCTGATTTTGTGCCTTTGGACAGTAATGATAGTGGGAAAGGGCTCTGTCAGGGGATTTTCCTGAATGCCTGGGGCCGACCAACCAAGTACCAGGTCCATAAATCTCTGACCACCTCAGGGATAGCATTAGGTGATACCAAGGAGATCAGCGTCGAAAACATGCTGCACCTGAAATTTGTGCGTCGTCTACATCAGATCAGGGGTAACAGTTTGCTCTCCGGGATCCTTGTTCGCCTCAGTGCGCTGAAGGATTACGAAGATGCCGAATTGACCGCGGCACGTATTGCCGCCGCGCTTGGTATGTACGTGAAAAAAGGCGATGGCCAGTCGTACGATGGGGATAACACACCTGATGATGATCGAGAAATGGATATCGTCCCAGGCATGCTCTTTGATGGGCTTCAGCCGGGTGAAGAAATTGGCATGATCAAGTCGGATCGCCCCAATCCCAACCTTGAAAACTTCCGTAATGGGCAGCTGCGGGCCGTATCTGCCGGTAGTCGCGGCAGCTACTCCAGCATTGCGCGGGATTATAACGGCACCTATTCCTCCCAACGGCAAGAGCTGGTGGAGTCATTCGAAGGTTACAACATTCTGCAGGACTCATTCGTTGCCGCGATATCTCGGCCGAATTACCGAAACTGGCTACAGATGGCAATCACCTCTGGCGTGATAAAAACACCGGCCGATCTCGACATGAAATCACTGTTTAACGCCGTGTATAGCGGTCCGGTGATGCCGTGGATTGACCCGCTGAAAGAGGCCAATGGCTGGAAAGTGCAGGTGCGCGGTGGTGCAGCAACAGAAAGCGACTGGATCCGTTCTCGCGGTGCAAATCCATCTGAAGTTAAGCGCCGGCGAAAAGCAGAAATAGACGAAAACAACAAGCTGGGGCTGGTGTTTGATACCGATCCCGCCAACGACAAAGGAGGCACCAGTGCCGAAGCAACGAAACAGGGCGAGTCATCGTCCGAAAGCGAACGCCGGAAAAAATAACTCCTGGTTTCGCATGCAGGCCAAGGCCAACAGCTCCGCCGATATCTACATCTATGACGAGATCGGCTACTGGGGGATCACGGCCAAGCAGTTTGTTAAAGATTTGCAGGCACTGGGCGACATTACCCAAATTAACCTGCATATCAACTCCCCGGGTGGCGATGTATTTGACGGCATCGCCATTTTTAATGCTCTGAAAAATCATGGTGCCGCGATCACTGTACATATTGACGGCCTGGCGGCTTCCATGGCGTCAGTGATCGCGATGGTCGGCAACCCCGTCATCATGCCGGAAAACACCATGATGATGATCCACAAACCCTGGGGCTTCGCCGGCGGCGATGCTAACGACATGAGAAATTACGCCGACTTGCTGGATAAAGTCGAGAACGTGTTGATCCCGGCCTATGTCGCTAAAACAGGAAAGTCGGCAGATGAAGTCGCCGCCATGCTTGACGATGAAACCTGGATGGATGGCAAAGAATGCCTCGCTCTAGGTTTTGCTGATCAGGTCACTCCCTCTCTGCAGGCCATGGCCTGTATTCATTCCAAACGCATTGAGGATTTTGAAAAAATGCCAAATTCTATCCGTAACCTGATCACCCCGCCGCGTAACAGCACGATTCCAGCTCCGCAGCCTGCGCCACAACCAGCACCGTCCGCACCTGAAAATAGCGTGGATGCTGCCGCGATCCGTGCGCAGGTGGTGGCAGAACAAAAGGCCCGTGTGACCGATATCAATAACCTGTTTGCCATGTTTGGCGGCAAGCATCAGGAGCTGCAGGCGAGCTGCATCGCTGATATTGATTGCACCGTCTCCGCGGCAAAAGACAAATTGCTTGAAATGCTGGGTAAAGGGACAACCCCGTCAGACAAAATCGCGATCGGCGCCCAAGCGCATATCAGTAACGGGAACATTGTTGGCGATGGTGTCCGCCAGATGTTGATGGCCCGCGCCGGCTATGAAGAGCGTGACAACAGTAATGCCTATAACGGTATGACGCTGCGCGAGTTGGCGCGTATGTCGCTGACCGAGCGCGGGATTAGCGTTTCGACGTTAAACCCGGTGCAAATGGTCGGTTTGGCGCTGACACACAGCACCTCAGATTTTGGCAACATTCTGCTGGATGTGGCGAATAAGTCGATTCTGCAGGGGTGGGAAGAAGCTGCCGAAACGTTTGAACAGTGGACCAAAAAAGGCCAACTTTCAGACTTTAAAACCGCGACCCGCGTCGGCCTGGGTGGGTTCCCGTCGCTGCGGCAGGTACGTGAGGGGGCCGAGTACAAGTACGTTACCACCGGCGATCGCGGTGAAAAAATTGCACTGGCCACCTATGGGGAAATTTTCTCTATCACCCGCCAGGCCATTATCAACGACGATCTCAACCAACTGACGGATGTGCCGATGAAGATGGGCCGCGCGGCAAAAGCGACGATCGGCGATCTGGTTTACGCCGTATTGGTGGATAACAAAGTCATGTCGGACGGTAAAAAGCTGTTTAGCGCTGACCACAAAAACATGACCACCGGCGCCATTGACGTCGGTAACCTGGATAAAGCCCGTCAGCTGATGCGTACGCAGAAAGAACCGACCACCGGCCGCTCGTTGAACATTCGCCCGGCATTCCTGCTGGTACCAACCGCTCTGGAAACGATTGCTAGCCAGACAATCAAGTCGGCCAGCGTGAAAGGGGCTGATATCAATGCCGGCATTATCAACCCGATCCAAAACTTTGCTTCGGTGATTGGTGAAGCGCGCCTTGACGACGCTGATCCGGCCGCCTGGTATCTGGCATCAGCCAAGGGCAGCGACACTATCGAGGTCGCATATCTCAACGGCGTTGACGTGCCATATATCGATCAGCAAGAGGGTTTCAATACTGACGGTATCGCGACCAAGGTTCGCATTGATGCGGGTGTTGCCCCGATCGATCACCGCGGCATGACTTACTCCTCCGGCAAATAAGCCAGCAGCGCAAACATGACGGCCCTGACGGGCTTTTTTTATACCTGAAATTCGGCCCCTGTGAGGGGCCGTATGGAGAGTTTCAAATGGCTAAGAACTTCGTGCAAGACGGCAACACCATCGCTATCACGGCCACAACGGATATCACCAGTGGATCCCCGGTTATTGTGGGGGACCTGGTCGCTGTGGCGATCACGGATATCGCCAGCGGTCGCACCGGTGATGGCTTTGTCTCAGGGGTATTTCAACTGCCTAAATTGGTGGCTGATGTAATCCCGGCTGGCAAAAAGGTGTTTATCAAGGATGGCGTGGTGCAGTTGGTCGCGACTGACGCTGTGGCCGCCGGCTATGCCTGGGAAGCCGCGGCGAAAGACGTCACTGTGATTGCGGTAAAACTCAATGGCTAATCCGTTTGACAGGATGGCCGCCAGGATGGATAGCGTCACACTTTCCCGGCTCGGCAAGCCTGTCACGCTGGGTGGCGCTGATCACATTGCGGTGGAAGCCCATTTTATCCCTGAATTGCAGGCGATGAGTGGTGACGGTATTTCGTTGGTGATTTTCACTGCGGGGTATCGACCACACCGAAATGACGCGGTGATTTTCACTGGCAAAAACTACATCGTGACGCGTCACCAGCTTTTTAACGGTAAGCCACATATCTGGATTGAATAAGGGGATCGGCATGAAAGGCATAGAGCAGGCCATTCGTAATCTGAACACCCTCAGCAAGTCCATGGTGCCGCGCGCGACGGCGCAGTCATTGAACCGCGTTGCAGGACGAGCAATAAGTCGTAGCACCAAACTGGTGGCCGAAGATGTTCGGGTGCAGCAGAAATTGATCAGGCAGCGTGCCCGGTTGCGCCGGGCCAGTGCCGAACAAAACCCGCCGCGGGCAACGCTCTCGATCAACCGTGGTAATTTGCCGGCGATCAAGCTGGGGGCTGCAAGGTTACAACTATCCCGTCGTGCTGGATTTGTGGGTAAACAGGGCAGCGTCTTGAAGATTGGGCGCTACACCTTCCGCAATGCATTTATTCAGCAATTAAACAACGGCCGCTGGCATGTCATGCGACGTGTTGGTCGATCCCGTTATCCGATCGAAGTCGTCAAAATTCCGTTGGTAACACCTCTGACCAAAGCCTATCAGGAAGAAACGCGGCGTTTGCTGGAAACCGATATGGGCAAGGAAATGGGATATGCCCTGAAAAACCAGTTGCGGCTTTATCTTGCGAGGAAAATTGGATGATTAAGCATGCTGAGATCCGCAACGCGATACTGGACCGTTGTCGCGCAACAATCACGGATGATGTGACCTATTTCGACGGCAGGCCGGCGTTCGTTGATGAAAATGATTTGCCGGCCGTGGCCGTGTTTCTTGATGACGCACGTTATACGGGCGCATCGCTGGACGAGGATAGTTGGCACGCCATTTTGCACATTGTTGTGTATCTCAAGGCGACCCAGCCTGATGCGGCGCTGGATCAGTGGGTAGAAGAGAAAATCTATCCTGTTCTGAATGATATTCCTGATATGGCAAGTCTGGCTGAAACCATGATCCCCGTGGGTTACAACTACCAACGGGATGATGACATGGCCACCTGGGGTGCCGCCGATATTTCCTACCAACTGACCTACACCATGTAAGGAGCCAATAATGGCAAAAACTCCAAATCCTTTGGCGCCAGTAAAAGGCGCCGGGACAACCTTTTGGCTTTATACGGGTAATGGCGACCCGTACAGCAACCCGCTCAGTGATGATGGTTGGACACGGCTGGCGAAAATCAAGGAGCTGCAGCCGGGTGAAATCACTGCTGATTCCTATGACGACAGTTATCTCGATGATGAAGACGCTGACTGGAATGCGACGGCTCAAGGGGCGAAGTCCGCCGGTGAGGCTAACCTGACGTTAGCCTGGAAGCCCGGCGAAACTGGCCAGCAAGGTCTGGTAGCGTGGTTCCATTCCGGGGAGGTCCGTGGTTACAAGGTCAAATACCCGAATGGCGCCGTTGATGTGTTCAAAGGCTGGATAAGCAGCCTGGGGAAAACCGTGACCGCCAAAGAGGTGATCACCCGCTCCATCAAAGTGACCAATACTGGGCGTCCGTACATTGCTGAAGACGGTGATTCGCCAGTCGTGCCTGTCACGGGTGTAACCGTCGCGCCGACCACCGCAAACGTTGCAGTCGGGGCAACCGTGGATTTGACCTTTAACGTTCTGCCGACCAATGCGACTGATGCCGGTTTGCGAGTGAGTACCTCTGCGCCGGCAACGGCAACGGTAACTCAAAATGGCAATGTGGCCAAAGTGAAAGGGGTAAAAGCCGGTAGCGTGGACATCATCGGGATGACAAACGATGGTCTGCTGGTGGCTATTGCCAAGATCACTGTGGCTTAATTTTAATATAGCGCCCCGTAAGGGGCGTTTTTTATTGGTGGATTTATGCTGAAAAAAGACACGTTTGACTATGCCGGTCAGAAAGTGGAAGTGAGTGAACTTTCTGGATTGCAACGTATTGATTATCTTTCATTTATTAAAAAATCAGCCGATCAGTTCGATGCACTGCCAGAAGATACCAGTGATTCTGACCGAAACATTGCTTTTACCACGATGCGCCTGCGCATTAACGCCTGGCTGGTGGCCGCATCGCTTTGGCATAGCGATAAAAAGCAAGATGTTGAAACACTGCAGCAGACTATTTTAGTGGAATGGTCTGGTGCGGCGATTGCCGGCTGTAGCCAGAAGGTCTTGGTGCTGAGCGATATGGTACCGGCCGAGGTTGAACACTCAGATACCGATGAACATGCCCTGCCAGATCCCAGGGAAGAGCTCACCCCGGAAAAGCCCTAGCCTCCGAAATCCATTTTGCCATGTGCCTGGCACGCGAGTTTAAGCGCCCGGACTGGCGGCGGATGCTTTCAGAGATCAGTTCGACGGAGCTGGGCGAGTGGGCAGGATATTACCGGGAAAACCGCTTTTCTGACGCCTTGCTCGATGCTGAGTTTTCATCACTCAAGGCAACCATGGTGGCTCTGTTTACTTCCGGTGATGAAGATATTTATCCCGGTGATTTCAGCATATTAACCCCGCCCGAGCCGGAAACAGAGCAAACAGACGATGAACTTATGTTGATCGGGGAGGGGATTTTCGGAGGGGTACGTTATGGCGGAGCAGATTGCTGATCTCGTCGTCAATCTGGATGCAAACACCGTTTCTTTTCAGGAGCAGATGGGGCGCGTTGAGCGTCAGTTGCTTGAGTCTAGCCGAAAAGCGGATGTGTCTACCGAACGGATGCGGCGACTGGCTGAACGCCAGGCTGCAACCATTAGTGGGATAGCGGAAAACAGCGCCGGCGCTACCACCAAGATGCAGGCAAGCCAGGCTATCGCCGTGGATGGCATGAAGGGGAAATGGTCTGAAGCATCAAGGGCCGTGGATGAAACCCATCAACGTATTGCGGAACTTAGCGCCCGTCTTCGTGAAGAGCAGCAGCAATCACAGGTTACCGGGGATGCGCAGGACCGTCTTACAGCATCATTTTTTCGCCAGATCGATGCGATAAGGGGTACGGAAAACAGCCTGCAGGAACTTCGTGTCATCCAGGAGCAAATCCGGGTAGCCAGGGCTGCCGGCAATATTACGCAGGGCGATTACCTCTCGCTGGTGACGGAAACGGCGACGAAAGAGCGTGCTTTGTCTCAAGCAGAACGCGAGGCTACGCAAACCAAAAATGCCTTTCTTCAAAAACTGCGTGATCAGAATGCGCTTTTCCGTTCGTCAGCATCTGAATCAGCAGCGTATCGTGCTTCTCAACTTGGGATCAGCCAAGAAGCCGCTCCTCTTATTGAATCATTACGCCAGCAAGAGGCTGCGACTCGCCGTGAGGCTGATCAAAAACGCGCAGCAGCAATAGCCGCACGTGGTTTGAAGGCAGCTCTTGCGGAACAGGAAGCAGCTGAACGTGCTGCCACGCGTGAGGCTGAGCGAGCACAACGGCAACGGGAAAATTATTTGTCCACGTTGCGTGAACAAGTTGAATTGCAGGGTAAAACAAACGCTCAAATCCAGGAGTATAAGGCTGCGCAATTAGGTATTTCCCAACAGGCAGCACCTCTGATTGCCAAAATCAGGGAACAGGAGAGCGCCTGGAAGGGAGGCACGATTTCGGCTGGTCAATATCGAATGGCTATGCGCCAATTACCGATGCAGATCACCGACATTACAACCTCTTTAGCATCGGGTGCGCCTGTATGGCTGGTTGCCATTCAGCAGGGGGGCCAGATCAAAGATAGCTTTGGTGGTGCCGGTAATGCACTAAAAGCAATGCTCAGTCTGTTAACGCCGGCACGGTTGCTTATCGGTGGCACCGCCGCGGTGATGGGGTTACTGGCTTATGATGCGTACGACAGCAGTAAAAGGATCGCCGATCTTAATCGTGAGCTGGTACGGACCAATGGTGTATCTGGGTTAACCAAACAAGGCCTGCAAGATTTGGTTTACCAAGGTACGGCTGCCGGGCGTTCATTTACTTCAGTGACTGACTCCCTCAAGGCACTGATTGCTGCCGGCGCCACATCGGGAACTAATTTTTCACAGATAAGCCAGGCGATTGCCGCCTATGCGAAAGAGAGCGGCGAAGGGCTGGACGTATTGGCCGGCAAATTTACTGCGATTGCCAAGGATCCAAGCCAGGGAATTTTAGCGCTGAATGAAAGCCTGCATTTCCTTACTGCTGAGCAGTACGCCAACATACGATCTCTGGAAGAGCAAGGTCGGCAGATGGATGCAGTAAAACTGGCCTCTGATCTTGCTGCCGAAGCGATGCATGGTACGGCAGTGAAAATGAAAGCCGAGCTTTCCTCGGTTGAGTCCTATATGCGTACGCTGAAGGATATGGCTGGCGGGATGTGGGATGCCATTACGGGGGTTTTCCGAGACAAGACGGCCGGTGAGGCTACTGCCGAATTGCAATCTCGTGCGGCAAGCATTCAACGGCAGATTGCCAATTCTGAACGCACTGGCTACAACCAGCGCAATGGTAAATTGCAGGCCTGGCGTGAAGAACTGGATTTATTGAATGCTCAACTTGATGCCATGAACCTGCGAAGTGGTGCAGAGAAAGGCATACAGACCGTAGGCCAGCAGCAAAAGGAAAATGAGCAGGAGCGTTTGCGCTTGGCGCAACAGCAAGATGCTCTGGCTACCACACTGCAGACCAAGGAAGAAAAGCGCGCGAAATTAATCAGGCAGACGAATGAGGCATTCAACAACGGCATCATCAAGACTGCTGCAGAGCGTGATAAGCAGATTCAACGGATTAACGAACAGTTCAAGGATCCAAAATCCCCAAAAGCGCCTCAATACCGAACTCCTGCAGGCGATCGGGCGGCAGATAGTTCTCAATCTGATTTGTTGGCTCTGCAGTCTCAGTTGGAGGTTTTACGGCAACATACTGGCCTGAATGACACGATAAGCCAGCAGCGCAAGGATCTCTGGAAAGCGCAGGCGCAATTCACTGTGCTGGAAGAGGCCGTCAGTAAACGTCAGCTATCCGCACAGGAGAAATCCTTGTTATCCAGCAAGGATAAAGTACTGGCGCTGGCGGAGCAGAAGGCCGCGCTCGGCGATCAAATTGCCCAGCAGGAACGGCTCAACAAACTGCAGGACGCTTCGACCAAATATGTCACTCAAATGGCGGAGAAACAGCAGGCATTGCAGCGCAGTGCCGGTTTGGGGGATCGTGCTGGCCAGCGTGAAAGCACTTTTGCTCAGCTTAGACAAGGGTGGTTGAACCAGGGCGGGAGCCTGGATGATGCTGGCTATAAGCGCCAGTTACAGGCCGCGAAGGATTATTACGCGGCGGAAGACAGGCTGCGAGGGGACTGGATGGCAGGCGCTTCTTCTGCCTGGAGTAACTATCAGGATCAGGCCGCCGATACAGCCGGTATGACTAAATCACTCTTCACGGGGGCATTCTCTGGTATGGAAGATGCGCTGACGTCTTTTGTGACGACGGGAAAAGCCGGGTTTAGGTCGTTCACTGTTTCAATCCTTTCAGACCTGGCCAAAATCGCGCTGCGAATGGCGATGTCTCAAGGTTTGCAAAGTCTCTTTGGCGCTTTCTCGGGCGGTGCTGGTAACAACCCCGGTTCTGTCCCTATGTTCGCTAATGCCAAGGGCGGCGCATACTCTTCACCTTCGCTGAGTGCTTACAGTGGGCAGGTTGTGAATCAGCCGACATTCTTTGCGTTTGCCAAAGGTGCTGGCGTGATGGGTGAGGCTGGTTACGAGGGGATATTGCCATTGAAGCGTGGTCCAGATGGTCGTTTGGGCGTCAGTGCCTATAACACTGCCGCGGCAGGCCCGACCGGAGCGGCACCACAGGTGAATATCACCATCGACAGCAATGGGCAGGCATCACAACAGCAAACGGCACCAGGGCTGGAATCGTTTGGCGCTGATATTGGCAACTATGTAGCCAAGAAATACCGTGAGTTACGGGATAAGGATCTCAGCCAAAACGGTGTATTAAACCGCGCTATTCGTGGAGGGAGGGGCTAATGGCACAACTTAAAACGTTCAGCTTTCCACCCCGGTATGGTTCGGCGGGAGAATTTGAGCCGGTTGTCAGGGAAGTACAGTTCGGTGATGGCTACAAACAGGTAACCGGTGATGGCATCAACAGCGAAAAGGAAAGCTGGCCATTAACGTTTTCGGGCCCTTGGTCTTTTATTGAACCGATCGTGTCTTTTTTACGAGAGCATAACGGATACCGTTCATTTCAGTGGCGTAATCCGTTGTACCAGTTGGGGCTCTACGATGCTGGGGCTTTTACCATAACGCCGACCTTTGCCAATGCTCAGGGCCGTAATTATATCCTGACCGTAACATTCACCCGCGCATATCACCCGTAGGAAAAATTATGTCAATCAATGCTGATCTCCAACTGCTGCGGCCGGGGAGCAAGGTCTATTTGTTCCATGTTGACGGCAGCATGTTCGACGGTCCGGAGTTGTTTTTCCATAACTATCCGATCCCTTATACCGAAGATGAACTGATCGCCGGCGGCGGCGATCCTGCTCAACTCCCTGCGAAATCGATTTGGTGGCAGGGGAAAGAATACAAACCGTGGCCAGTTGAGGCTACGGGGTTTGAAGTGACCAATGATGGCAGTGCACCAACGCCAACGTTGCGTGTGGCCAACCTGGACGGAACCATTTCTGCTATGTGTCTGGCATATCAGAACATGGCCCAGGCCAAGGTGACTCGACATTTTACCTTCGCTCAATATCTTGACGTTCGTAATTTCCCTAATGGGAATGCAGAGGCTGATCCGACAAAGGAAAAGCTGGATGTGTTCTATATCGAGAACAAGACCAGCGAAGATAATGAAGTTATTGAGTTCCAGCTTTCTTCACCGGCAGACCTGCAGGGTATTCAAATCCCTACGCGCCAAATCCATAGCCTTTGCACCTGGTGCATTCGCGGGCAGTACCGCGGGGCATCATGTGGATACACGGGAACGCGATATTTTGATGAAGACGGCAATCCTGTTGACGATCCATCAAAGGACGCCTGCGGCGGTCTGCTCAGTGATTGCAAAAAACGCTGGGGTGCTACAGAGCAATTACCGTTTGGTGGTTTCCCCGGCTCCGCATTGCTGAAGAGGTGATAATGCGTAAACAGATAATCAGCGCCGTTCTGGCGCATGCGGCGGCGGAGTATCCGCGCGAGTGTTGTGGGCTGGTGGTGCAAAACGGACGCCGGCAGCGTTACGTTCCTTGCCGAAATTTGGCACCGGAGCCCACTGAACAGTTTAGCCTGGCACCAGAGGATTACGCCGCCGCTGAAGATGCCGGCACAATCATTGCGATTGTTCACAGTCACCCCGACGCTACCACCCAGCCCAGTCAACTCGATATAGCGCAGTGTGACCTGTCACAATTGCCGTGGATCATTGCTAGTTGGCCAGAGGGGGACATTCGCGAGGTTATGCCTACGCAGGGAATCAAGCCACTGCTGGGCCGCCCGTTCGTGCATGGGTTCTGGGACTGCTACGCCATTGTCCGGGACTGGTATCAGCTCGAGCGTGGCATTACGCTGCCGAATTTTAAACGGACAGATGGCTGGTGGGATAGAGGGGAAAATCTCTATATGAAACTTTACGCCGAGGCGGGCTTCGTGATCCTACCCACGTAATGTGGACACGGCCCTAAGCGAGGTTTTGGTTTTCAAACTGTTCCGGGCTAAGACCGCCACAGGCACTGTGACGACGCCAGCGATTGTAATCGCACTCGATATAATTAAA